TGGCGCGCATATTTGAGGAAGGGGGCGTATCGGGGACAGTGGAGGGCATCGACCGTCCAGCCTTTTTTGAATTGCTAAACTTTTTGGAACCTGGAGATTGTGTAGTTGCGGAGAGAATGGACAGACTCGCCCGTGAACTTATGACGAGCGAAATACTCTTGAAGGAGTGCCGTATCCGGGGAATAAAAGTTTTTTGTGCTGACCGGGGAACCCCTATAGACGTGGCGTCAGACGGGGCAGATGCTACTGTTGTGTTAATTCGTCAAGTATTAGCAGCCGTGGCCGAATTTGATAAAACTTGTTTGGTGCGCAAACTCCGGGCCGCGAAAGACAGAATGAAAGCCAAAGGGCTGTATGCGGAAGGCAAACGGCATTACGGGCATTATCCCGGAGAAGATTTTATTTTGCGCGTCATGCTTGACAATAGCGCATCCATGAATTACACTCGGCTAGCTGAGTTATTGAATAGCTCGGATTGTCGGACTCGGTCTGGCACACGCTGGACGCCGCAAAACGTCCGGTCGATTCTGGTAGATTACAGAAAGAGAAATAAAATATGAACCTAGTTTTCAAATACGAAGCCGCCCCCAAAGGCAGCAAGTTTTCAAAAGTAGTCGAAGATACCCGGCAACGCGACCGGGACAATGCAACCCTGCGCCTGGCGCGCATCGTCAACGGCGCGGAGCCTGGATATGTCAAAGGCGGGCGTCAGGCGGGTAAATAATTTTGGAGGTTCTGACCCCATTGCACATTGCTTCATTTACTTTGGGTCAGCGTATCGTCCCCGGCATCCTACCCGCCGGGTCCTTTTTGGTATCCACGTTTAAACGCGCCAAATAAAGGTCAAAAGAAAGTGAGGTAACTATGCGCCTGTAATCGACTACGTTTAAAAACCTTTTTTAATTCGGGATTAAAATTCCCTCCGCCAATCGGACGTTGTCAGGAACGATAAGCCTGTCATAATAATTGCCGCAGATGGGTGTCTGCGGCGTTTTTATTGTGGCGAGCCGTGCGGGTATTCCGCACTATTTAGTATGAATCGCAGAGTAGAGCAGCCTGGTAGCTCGTCAGGCCCATAACCTGAAGTCGCGAGTTCAAATCTCGCCTCTGCAACCAATTTATCGGGCCGACCAATTCTTATGCCTAATGTTTATTGTTACTTTGATGGCTCGGAACACGCGCCGACGAACCAAGCCAAACTGCTTCGATTGTGGGTCCGCTCCTGGCGCGCGCGCGGGTGGACGCCTCGCATCCTGACGATTCAAAACGCCGCGCGTCATAAACAATTTGACACCCTCGGCCACGATTTTCGAGAGTGGCCTCGGCTTGCGATGGAAGCCGAAGGAATTAAATGGTTAAGCGATATTCACGCCATCAATTTTTCATTCACCCCCAGAGAATTTCGGAAGTCTGGCGCGCCGCGTGCGCAGCATTTTCATTCGGCGGGGTGGGAAAACGCGCCGGTGATTTTGTTTGAAAACGTCCAGGACCCGGAAGTTATCGAACAGTGCGGACGACCGTTGTAGTATGTTGCCGCCGGGACCGGAAAAAAATCTTGCTAGCGCAGTTGCACAGTTAGTCCACGCAGATAAAAAGCGCGATGCCGCTAAACTCGTAGCGGAAGTCTGCAAAATAAACATTAAGTTGGATGACGACAATCCGGCAAAATACATCCCGGTTTTACAGCATTATTTTCATATCCTGCTGGAATCGAACGCTGCTGAAGAGGCGGCGCAGTTGCTTTGGACCCCCAATCTTTTCACCCCGGAGCCCCAATCAACCCGCGACGTTTGGAAACTATACGAGACTACGAATCAAGGGCTCATCATGGGCGGCGGCAGCATGTCGAAGTCGTATAGCATGGGTGTCCGGCTGTTCCTGGAGTATGCTCGCGACCCAGAGTATACTACCGTCCGAGTGCTCGGACCCAGTGAAGACCATCTTGAGACAAATCTTTTTTCGCATTTAGTCACGCTACATAATCGCGCGACTCTTCCGATGCCTGGAGAAATCGGGGAGCTTTTTATTGGCCGGTCACGCCGAAGTCAAACGGGCTCCATTAAAGGGTTAGTAATTCCGGTTGGCAAGTCCAAGAAGGCCGGTCGGATTCAAGGAACAAAGCGGGTGCCTCGGCCAGAGCCGCACCCAACTTTTGGCGCGCTGAGCCGGTTGTTTTTGTTTCTCGACGAAATTGAAAATATTCCGATGGGGGTTTGGGGCGACATCGACAACGTGTTGACCCAGGTGGAAGAAGGCGGAGAAGTTGGGGGTTTTAAAATCTTCGGCGCATACAACCCGCGCAATCAGCGCGACGAAGTCGGCCAGCGCGCGGAGCCGCCGTTCGGTTGGGAGAGTTTTGATGCTGACACGCATTTTCGTTGGAAGTCGGTCCGTGGGTGGGACGTATTGCGACTCGACGGTGAGCGGTCGGAAAACGTAGCGCAGGGCAAGGTGGTTTATCCCGGATTGCAAACTCGCGCGGGCCTCGACGCAATCGCCAAGAACGCAGGAGGGCGAAACAGCCCAGGTTATTTTACGATGGGGCGAGGCGCGTATCCCCCGCAGGGAATTGAACTGGCAGTGATACCCCCCGGCATGTTGACGAAAATGCGCGGTGAATTTATTTGGTTGAGCCCGCCGGTGCCGGTGGCGGCATGTGACCTGGCGCTCGAAGGCGGTGCCGGAGCGCCATATACCCTCGGGAAGTGGGGGCGCGCAACGGGCATGAAGCTGCGGCCAAACATGGAATTTCCCCAGGGACAAACGGTCATGTTCAAAGATACTTCCGGCAATCCTATCGTTCGGTGGGGGTTGCAGGCCGACCAACAATTTATGTTGCCGAAAGGCGATACTGTGGCGATGGCGGTAAACATTATCGCCATCAACAAAAAGGCCGGTGTCAAGCCAGAGTTTTTTGCGTGCGACCGAACCGGGCACGGGGCCGGTATCGCGGATTTGATAAAACATGATTGGAGTCCCGGCATACACGACGTAAATTATTCTAATAACCCAACAGATGCTAAGCTAATGCTGGAAGATAGTAAGACTTGTCTGGAGGAATTCGACCGGGTTTGTTGTGAGCTTTGGTTCGGGCTGCGGGCTTATGGAGAATTTGGATACCTACTGATTGCGCCGTCAATGGGTTTGGAGAAATTGGAAATCCAGGTAACGCAACGCAAATTCAAGTCCGTTGGAAAAAAGAAAAAGGTCGAAACGAAAAAAGACTACATCAGTCGCGGCCATGAATCGCCAGATGAAGGGGATAGTCTGTGTCTTTTCGTTTTTGCTGCGCGCAAGGGCTCCGGCGTGATACTCAGCATGAAAGGCCATGACATAGAAATTCCTGGTATCGACGACGATGCTGGATGGGCCGACGAGCGCCCTTTAATTGGTGGGACTCGAATTGACCCCTCGAATCGCACGGATTATTTGGATGACCGAAACTTGGATATGGAAATTTTGTGAAGACCATCAACATCAACCTCTACCCTCGTGACGGCTATTGGTTTAAGGAGTCGGATGGAGCCGTTATTCGTGGGGCTTCGTGGGGGGGTGTTATACGAAAAGTTGCGGCGTATCGTCAACGCGCTAAGTATCCTATCGGAAATGTTGAGGCCGAGGTAAACGCCCAAGCGTGTGCTCGGAATCCTAGCCACTGTGCTGAGCTAAGTGAGGCAACTGTGCAACAAACTAAAATCGTCAGTCTAAAAGGGCGGGTCTTGAAATATCTCAGTTTCTTACGCGGGCTGTTGCCGAATCGAATCCCGTGGGTAGATGCCACTACCGCCCGAAACCGGGCCAACGTGTGCGCTAGTTGTCCTCACAATACAGCGTTGCCGGAAGGATGCTCAAGTTGCAGGGCGGCGGTTAAAGCGATGCGGCTCGAAGTGCTCGGGAACCGGAGGGTGCAAGACCACCGTTTAAACGCATGTGACTTGCTTGGGGAAGACTTGCCGACATCATGTCACGTTGACCATGATGTAGTAGACATGCCGGAACTGCCGGGGCATTGCTGGCGGCGCAGGAGTCCCCCGTCATGAAATTGCATAAGGCCGTAGTGGACGAAACTTACATTTGTTTTTGGTGCCCAGGCTGTAAGTGTGGGCATTGCATTCCCGTAAGTGGGAAAAATCGTTGGGAATTCGATGGAAATTTTGAGTCTCCTACAATAACCCCCTCGTTATTGATTTCAACCACGGACGAAAAACGTAATCTTCATACTTTATGCCACGTCGTCGTTACCGCCGGGGTGCTAAATTTTTGTGCTGATTCAGCACATGAATTATCGGGAAAGTCAGTGTCTATGGAGGATTTTCCCGAAGATTACGGACTACCATGAAAATACCGAATCCTTTTCGTTTTTTGTGGGCGATGCTACGGACGGGATATGCTAAAGGCCGGGGATACCGGATACTGACAAATCCGGGAGAAGAAACATCCCGTTGGACCCATTGCTTGACGTGCCCGTATCGTATCCCAGGGCCGGAGTTGATTGGCGACCAATGCGCTAAATGTGGGTGTTTGCTTGATGCCAAGGTGTTGCTAACGATGGAAGAATGCCCTGTAAAAAAGTGGAAGCGCATTTGGAGTAAAACCAGCACTACTTAATATAGGCTTGCTATGCCCATTGAAACCGTTTATCCGACAAATGCCAACATGAACCCCGCCGGGGGACTTATACAATCCCCGATGATAAATGAGGCGGGGACTCCGACTCAACGCAGCATTAAGGATATTGGTCAGGCCGTTAACGTTACCCGAACAATTATTGCCGCGAACCGCAAGCGTCAGGTTGTGGCGTCGAGGATTTTGGCTAAATATAATGCAGAGCGACCGTTTGATAGTGCTCGGCTGGAGTCCGAGGGGCTCGGGTGGAAACAGAATTTCACCACGAAACCTCTGCCGTTGATGATAGAAAAAGTCGCGCCACGGTTTTGTGACGCAGTCCAGGGGCTTAAGTATTTGACGAATAGCTCGCTTTCCGACAAGTGGGAAAAGGCTACGGAGAAAACAGAAAAATTTCGCAAGACAATTACGGATTGTATTCGTAATCGCGCCGGGTGGAAAACCTTTATCGAGGA